GTCTCCGTCATTAGTATTGTAGGCACTTACGTTAAGAGTATTATTACTTGTCCAGTAACTAGAACTCCATTGAAATGTAGATCCCCTAGTTGCTTTCATCACCATCATCCATCCACCACCATCATAACTAGGGTCTAGGATACAATAAATTTGTTTAGGTCCTACATTAGGAACATCTATCCAGTAAACACCATTAGTAGTGTAACCTAGTCCCCTAAGTGTCATTGCAGACGATGCTGCACTGCCTGCTGATGATCCGTTACCACCACCACCACCGCCTGCACCACCACCAAGTTGAAGTAATTTATGAATTGCTAACATAATTAGTTCGTATACTGAGTTTGACTACCAAAAACTTTCCAATTTGCTCCTTCTAAGTAGAAGAAGAAATTAAACACATCATGCTCACCATTAGAGAATCCCCCATTCATATACATGCTACCAGAAGTACCATTAATTTGTACCCCAGTAATAAACCCATTACCATTAGTCTGCTCTACAATTACCTGAGCAGTATATACAAAACCTGAGATTGCAGGTACATTAGTAAAGTTTACAACAAAGTTACCATTATATCCCGTAGGATTGCTAGTAGTAAATATCGTTGCCTGAGAGTGATCTAGTGCTACTGTACCTGACTTAGCAAATGCGATTGCTCTTTCTTTGGTTTGTCCAAATTCAAATGTAGCACCAGTAACAAGTCTTAAATGACTGTTGACAGCAGCATTATCAAAGTATCTGTATGTAGAGATATCTTCGTCAGTACCAATCAGTGTCCACTGAGCACCATTCTCAATGGTAACTGTATAACCATTAGCAATAGTAATAGGAGCAGCAGAGAATCCGTTAGTAAATTCTACACCATTATTTGCACTAGGTCCAATAGTTATATTTTCAGTGATCTCAGGACCATTAGTTCTAATAATAGAATCATCACCTAATGAAGGTCCACCACCACCAACATCATCCCATCCAGGAGTACCAGGACCGATTACGTCAGGTAGATACCCCTGAAACATACCCTCAGTGGAGTTGAAAACCATCGTACCTAATGGTACAGTTCCCAACGCAGTAATTTGAGTTTGATTAAGGATTGGCAGATTGATTTGTTCTGTTATCTGGACAGCAGTAACAATTGCTCTCGTAACAGCATCAATCTGATTGCCTATAATTTTGGTGGTCATTTATTCCGTGGATAGGGTTTTAGATAACAAGTTCACGAATTTGAATTTTATCACCAGTTGCAGGAGGCGTGGCAATAGAGAAGTCAACAGCATTACCTGTAACTGTATAATCTACGCCAGGGATCTGTGCAACACCATTAAGGAATACCAAGACAGAGAAAGCATTATGACCAGGTGAAATACCAAAGGTTTGGGAAGACCCATCACCGTTATATGTTACACCTGCATTACCATTAGCAATACCAGTTGCTAATGAATATTTATCAGCGCAACCATACTTACCAGTTACATCAATATCACCAGTAACAATCACATTACCTGTGATTCTCATTCTATTAGAAGCATCAGGTGCTTCACCAATACCGTAATGTGTTACACCACTGAATCTGTTAGATGTAATAGGTGTAGTGTCACTTAATCCAAACTTATACCAAGTAGCAGCATCATATATCCAACCAATTGCTTGACCAGGTGCCCAGTCAATGTTATAACAAATGTCACCGCTGTTAAATGCAAGTCCTGATTCAAGATCAGGCAGTCCTGCAACTTCTTCTGCAAGGAATGTCTGTCTCAACACAGTACCATCATCGTTAGAGTAAGTATACTTCAACGATTGGATTTCATCTTGTGATGTTACCTTCTTCTGGAAAGTAACGGGACCAGAGAAGACAGACTCCAACTGGTTAGATGCACCACCAATAACAGTTAGTTTATCAGTCAGCACCAACTCAGAGAATGTCTCAATAGTTGTACCTTCTTCACCCAACACGTTAAGTTGTGCAATATCCTCGTTAGTGATCTGACCTGTAACTGGGTTAATAACCTGGTTACCAACGAACAGTTCACCATCAGAGTTAACACCCGAATAGTATGCAACGCCTGCTGCCTCTTTCAGTGACTGTGATAGTCTAACTTGCTCAGGTGATAGAACCTCAACCTGTGTAGATGGGAACGCTGTTGAGTAGTTACCAGGACCGAATCCAAGATACTCAAACGTGTGACCAGATGCTCTAAGAATAGAATAACGACGGAGTTCAATTGACAGTGGAGCAACAGAACTATCAGGATTCAATTTGAGAGGAATCTTTCTATCTTCCTCATCACCTAGACGTGCAGTAACAACAATGTTAGACAGTGTGTTAGTTACAGTAGTATAACCTAGGTTGTTATTTGATTCTAGAAGGAAGAACTGTGATGTCTCCTTAGTGATAGACAACTGAGTATCTTCATTAGGAGTTGGTGATGCACCATCAGTAGTTCTAACCAAACCAAGAACTTGGTTATCGGCAACTGATACAGCAGCAGCAGGATCAGATACAGGGTTATCTCTGTCAAATGCAGGATAAATGTCTACGGTCTGCTGTGAGAACTGGAAGTCGTCAAAGTTTGATGTGATAGGTGATACCGATGCTGACAATAGTGTCAGATAATAGATACCATCTGTCTCACCAATAACAAACTCTTGGAACGTCTCTACATCATACACATAGTATGTTTTAGAGTATGATGGTGAGTTAGTTTCTGATGATCTAGGTTGTAATACGAAACCTGTAATAGGTGGACGTGGAATCGGGAATGCATCCTTATCCAATACATAACGGAAACGATATGTTCTGTCATTCAAGTCACGAGCATCGGGCACACGACGGATGAATGTAGTAGGTGTGAATCCTAAGTTCTGATAGATAGCATTTGCTTGTAGAGTCGTATAGATAATGTTGTTTGCACTATCTACCTGCAAATACCACTGACCACGGTTAGTATCATACTTAATAGGTGAATCATCATCACCTGCTCGTGTTCCTGTTACAGTAGGACCAGAGGGTGAAATATCAGCGTAATGTGTAGTAGGAGCGTCAGCACCTGATGCTGTCAATGATACATACAATCTATCAGGTGTGTTAACATCATCTCTTCTAGCACCAATAGTGTAACCCTGAATCTTACTAGGTGGACGACCTAATTCTGAGGTGTAACCATATAGATACAAGCGTGAGTTATCTGCTTCTGCCTTTGTTGCTGTGATATCAATGGTGACCCAGTTGATAGAAATCTCTTCCACATCTGAGAGAGACTTGGGCGGGATAATATGAGTGACTTGTCCTGCTTTATCCTTTGTAAATGCGGTTGCTTTGAAACCTTTGGATCGCAGACTGGTATTTCCGAAGTTAGAGTTACTATTAGTAATAGATAAGTCACCGCCACTATCAGCGAAGAAATGGTCACCAAATCCAACAGCAAAGACAGACACAACCTGAATGAATGAATCATTAGATGCCTTAATGTGTGCGTGACGCCAACCTTTACGATACTCTGCTAGACCATTAATGTGAGCACCTGAACCTGCTGCTTGTGGTTCGTAGTTGCCTGATGATTGGTTATAAACAACGAATGCTCTATCATCTTTTTGAAGGCTAATTCCCGTGAATTGAGCCACAACCATCGACTTAAATCCAGTCGCTCGTGATCCATCAGCGTGCATCCCATTGATACCCCAAACGGATCGTAGGGACATGTTGAACACATATGGTGACGCAGAGTCAACCGTGTCAATCTCAACTTTAACCAGGATATTAGAACCAATAGCATTACCTGATGGTTCAGAACTCATCTGGTAAGTAAACTGGTTACCCTGTGCAGATGTTACCAGGAATGAACCATTATAGAGGAGTTTATCTTGCTCAGTAGGACCATTAACGCCAGAAATGTTAACAGCGACACCCACGGAGAATCCATGATTCTTCGGGTTACCAATTTCATCAACTGTAAATGCTGTTGCTGTTTGTCCATTACGGATGATCTGTGAGATTGCAAATTCATCAGAGATAGGACCCACAATCCTGTTCTCTTCAATTCTTGCTTGCAACTGATCTTGTGCAGTAACACCAGAGGAATCAGGAATCGTAGCGTATGCTTTCGAGATCTTCTGGTAGTAGAGATTAAGATCTTCTACGTTTGCAAACTCAAAACAAGTTAGTTTGTGGTGGGAGAAATTAGGCGCAATAGTTGCAATATCATCACCACGATAATAAACACCATTGGTATCACCATCGAAGAATGATGCTTGCCAGAAATAACAACCACCAGTTAGGTTAAAGATCGCAGAAGCAGTAGGTTCATTAGTAGCAGTAATACCGAGACTACCCTGTATTGTGGGATAAGGGACGAATTTCGGAATGAACTTGGTTCTACGAAGGTCCGAACCAACAACAGAAGCACCACGAGGGACAATAATACCACCGCGAACAGAATTAAATTTATAAAGAACATTACTACTGCTAGTTAAATCAAAGTTACTGTTGGCATCAAATGGTTGAACATCGTTGTAATCTGCCACACCAGGGCGATTATCAACAACATAATCTGATGGATACAAGTAAATCGAGAAGGCGTCGAATTCGTCATTCGATAGTCCAACTCGATAGGAGAATCTTGCTACTTCAAGAAATGCACGTTGCAACGTCTTGAACGGACGCAATGCAGAGTTACCTCTGTTATCATATGCATCAGATGCATCAAAATCGTCAGGGTTGACGTAAATAATACGCCCCGTTCGGGACGTAATTATATTTTTAAGACGTGTAAGTGCCATTTATTTGGAATTCCTACTTGGGTAGTATAGTCTCGTGACTATTTAGTTAGGGAGCAGCAGCACCACCGCCGCCGCCACCATCCTGTGCCTTGCTGTTAAGGACAGCGGTGTAATCCTCAGATGCAGTTTCAAATCCTGTTACAACATAAGATAGATCAGCAGCAGCAGAATATACTAACAAGTTCTGACCAGGACCAACAATAAGACCAGTCACCTTGTCATAAGCATTAGCAGCAACACTAACGTCATATGAGATGTAATCTTCAACATTAGTGAAGTTAGTTGCCGTAGCACCTGCTTTATCACCAGTTCCGATCTCATCAGTAACGAATGTAAGGTTTGCAGCACCACCACCACCTAACAGAGCGTCAGTAACAGTCAATGTTTGACCATCAGCATAATCTTTACCACCATTAATGAGAGTCACAGTAGCAGCACCAGTAGATGCAGCAACTACAACTTTAACTTTCAAACCAGTTCCAGTACCACCTGTGGGTAAAAGACCTTCATAAGTACCAGCAGTACGTGATGCATCAGCAGCACTAACTGTATCAACATCAAGAACTTTACCAGTTACAATCGATGCCATCAAACGATTTTCATCAGTAAGTTTTGGTGTGTCATAGAATTGATCACCGACTGCAAATACAGATGATGCACCATCAAGAGAGATCTTCAATGTGTTACGTGCTTCATCAAAGTCATGTACAAATCCCCAAGAACCAGGAGTAACACCTGATGCCTGAATAGTATAGGTTACACCACCAATATTAAATTGATCAGCATCAGTAAATGCTGCACCACGCAATTGATAGATGTAAATCTCATTATAAGATGGTGTCAGTTGAGTAGCAAGGGCAGTACCAAATCCAGCATTACCATCTTCTGTGTTAGCAACAGCAGGTTCTGCAAATGAATTCAAGTTCAGTGCAGTAGCAGGAGTAATTTCAATGGTTAAGAAACCATTAGAACCAGCAGTACCACCCTTAGTAACACCTGTGGTGTATTCAATACCAGTTAATCCTTGCGTACCATCAAATTCTTCTGACAATCTAAACGGATGTCCAGTGTTAGATGAATCAGATTGATCATATCTGTAAGTTCTTTCATTATCAAATGCAGAAACAGGATCATCATTTAGTGGGAACTGATAAGGATTACCAATTAAGTCAGTAGCGATAATAAACTTATCACGGTTTTCAACGTCAGAAGTACCCTGAGTAAAGTTAAGATCCGTAGTTGCAGAAGATGAACTACCAGAAATACTCTCACCCTCAGTAAAGAAGTTCAGGTAATAATCACCTGAGTCAGTCAGTTGGGTGATAGCAGCACCGTCAGTATGGTCAACAGCAGATGTTCCATAACGTCCACGCTCTACTGTAAGATCATTACCAGCAACAGCACTAATAAGTAGTAGTTCACTATCAATACGAATGAATGAACCTTCTAGGAATCCAGTAGCATCAGTAACAGTAAGAGTTACATCAGCAGCAGCATATGTACCACCTTCGCTGATTGTTGTTGCAGTTGCCGAATCAATAAAAGATTTAGCATATTTACCAGCAGGAATAGCACTAGCACTAGTGCCATAGACTCCACGAGTAATTGTCAGTTCATTGTTTACAGTATCAATACCAGAAGCGTCAATCTGAGCAACTTCTGTTCCTGCCGCACCAGCATCTGTTGACAACATCAACAGTGTGTTTTCTGCTAGTCCAGTGTTACGTGAAACATGAACCGTAGTGGCATTGTTAGCAACATCAGGGGTAGTTAGGTACATTGTACCAACGACATCATCATAGTTACGAACAACACCAGTAATACCAGATGTTGCACCAGTGAAAGTTTCACCAAGTTCAACAATACCGATGATATTATCAACAAGTGTGTCAACACTGTATAGTTTATCTACCTTGACATAGCGATTGATAACTGATGTGTCCTTATAGACATCCATCAATTTAGCAACAGCACCGCCTTGTGTTTCAATATCAGTACCAGGAGTTGCCTCAGCAAATGTAAATCCAGGAGCAACCTTGATGCGATATGCACTAATAGGGTTACCTTTCTGGAACTCATAGTTAGATGGTTCATCACCATCAAGAGTAAGAATTTGATCGTAGTCTCTAATAGCAGCACGATATGTGACTGCGCTACCACTCTGGTTAGCAACATTCATTACAGCAGATGCTGTACTTTCAATATCTACTTTATAGAGTTCTGTGTTAGTTGTTGCCCCTGGTTTTGCAGCGGCGAGTCTTCCTGCTGTCATTTGTTAATTACCATCCTGCTTGGAAAAATGATTGTAGTCTGAGTTGTCCGCCAAGGACGGGTGCAGATAGTGAACCACCAAAGGAAACACCAACTGCATCAATGTTGTTTGTAGATAGAAGCGTAGCATCACCAGCGGGGAACTTAATAGTCACCGCGTCTTCAATGTTAGATGCATCGATAGTCACAATACCATTCAGATTATCTGGATTGTTAATCTGCATGTACTCCATCGTCTTAAACGCAAGAGTTTGTGTTGCTCTTTCCGCTACAAGTACGTTGGCATCTGTTCCATTATTTAGGGGTTCTGCCAAACTACCTTCTGGGAAGGTATACTGTAAGTTTGTATTATCATTGAGGTTACCCAATGCAAATGTAATCTTCTTAGATGACTCAGTAGTATCTTGGAAGATAGCACCCTCATATACTTTGTTAGTAAGAATCTGAGTTGATGCTTCGCCAACGACTGTAACATTCAAGTCTGGGAATGTTACTGTTCTGTCACTGGTGAGAACTGATGAGTTAAAGATAACATATCTTGTGGGATCGTTCTCATCATTAGAAGGTGTATTAGAGAACGTGGGGTTAACCATGTTCTTATTATATACATCCTGCTCTGTAATATCATCTAACAGAGTAGATTGAGTCTGACCAGCACCAAAGTCAGGCAGACGATAGATGTGCTCACCAGGAGCATCCCATGCGTCAGTCTCAAACTTAGCAATCTTTGCAGTATCAGTAGAACCAGTGATACTTAACTCAGTATCTTTAATGATAACAGTCTTGTTAGTGATCGTTTGGAACGTATCAGTAGCAAGGAATGTTGTTGTAGTATTACCACCTACTGATGGGAAGTCGAATCTCTTCGTACCACCAGCAGTAGATACCGTATCAACATTAAAGACTACTTTCTTTGCAGGGTTTTGATCACCTGTAAAGAACGTAGTCGCGTCATTAAATTGAGAAGTTCCACTAACAGTAAAGTAACCACTACCTTGTGGTTGAATTAGCATGTTAGCATTAGCAGAAGCGGTGTCCTGCACAACCTGCCTAATAGTTGCAGATCCATCAGTATTACTGGTTCTACTCTGATACAGAGTAGATGTACCAAATGTAATACCTATCTCATTAATTGCTGATTGGAATAATCCCGTGTCACGATCCAAGTCAAACGCCAAACCTGGCGCAGAAACTGATCCCGCTGAGATAGATCTAAAAAGTTGATTAACCTTAGACTTTCTGTTAGGGATCAGTGGATCGGAGATAACAATAGGGATAATTGCTTCACCCGTTACGAGTTCATCAGCAATAGTATCAAGTTGTGATATTCTTTTAGTTCCCACTGATAACCATCGGTGCTGTTCTTCCCAGTTATTTATACGTCTTTACAAGTCATCAATGCTTTAAATTCTTTATACTTGTTCATTGCGTCTTCATGATATTTGATGTTCTCTTCTACCTCAGAAAGAATAGATTCATAGAACAACTTAGAACTGACTTCGGAATCACCCAACCAGTCCATAATCATGTCACCCAAACGATCTCGACGCTGTTCAGCATAACTAGGCATCTGTTTATACCTATTAGTAATCTCAGGATCTTTCAAGATTTCGTCGTAAATTGAGTCAGTCATAGTAAACAATGGCATAATAATCGTGATAATGAGAGCCTGATACCCGACTTGAACGGGTGACCTGATCTTTACAAAAGACCTGCTCTATCCAACTGAGCTAATCAGGCACGTCTTGGTAATTTGAAATAAGATCTGACATGTCAAATAGGATAGGATGACATTCTTCTGAGATCAAATAGTCTGACCATCTATACATTTGCCTCATAGTAATATGAGGATTAGTGTTTGCTTCTGCTACTACATCTGCATCAGTGGAGTCAAACCCTTCATCTTCAAAGGTGAAAGGTAGACCACCAATCATAAACATCTTGACGATACCTACGTCATCAAGATAACAGTATGCTTTATCGACTGTGTACTTCATTCGCTTCTTCCGCCATTAGTTTGGCAATTCGATATTCGATGTTTGCTAAGGCGATTGAGTACGAATCTGCCGTACTACTATGTAGTGTGCTACCATCTTCAAACGCTAGGAGTGAATAATGCCAGACATTATCAATGTCGGAGAACCACAATTTAATGTCAATCGTTAAGTTCCTTCTGCATTGCTGTAAGTTCGTCGTCAACATACTGTCGTACTCCTACGGGATCGGGTTGCCATCCACCAGGCATAGGTAGAGGTGGGTTTGCTTCTGTCGCAGTCTCGATAGTTTCGAGTGCTTTTTCATACTCAGGGATAGGAACCATGAGAACTGACCCATGACCCTCCCGAGTGATCTTAATTGTATGTCCTCTTCCACACAATGTCAAGCACAAATCGAAGTTACTCTCGACTTCCTCGAAGGTCATCTCAATGATACTTGAATTCATATCAGTTAAAGCAATAGGTTAGTGAATCAGAAGGAAGACGACTTTGGAGGAATTCGACAACTTGGGCATACCCTTCGGCACCGTCTGTTGTAAATTCAAACTGTACCGTCTCATCGTAACCATCATCATCGGCAACGGTGATCTTACGCTCAGAAAAATAGAAGTAAGCGTGATCAATGAAATTAGGAGACATCATTTAGTTAAGCATGACAGGTAGACCATAAATTTGAGTGGGACCGAGGGCACACCCAAATGCAGCAAGACCAGTTCCGCACCCATGAGAGAGCAGTCCTGTTGTTACTTGATTAACGATAGCACCGCTACCGCCCGTTACGATCTCACCTATGCCACCTGTTGGAGTGGACACTAAGGTCATGTGAGCGCCAGCATTAGATCCCGCAACGATGTCTGCCATTCCAGCAGCAGTTTTGGTACCTAGTGACATACGAACATGCATAGCAGGTGAGACTGATCCCATCGGGGCATCCATGCAGATATCTACAATGGATCCGTTCACCAGACTGTATGAACCAGTAAAGACTGGCATTGTCTGGAAGATCGCGATGATGTCCATTCTACCACATGCCAAGAAGGATGTGATCCATGATGCTTCATTCACGATCTCACCAGTTGCCTTGTTTGTGATAGAGGTCGCACTGGTGTGTACGTCAGGGGCATCAAGGGTGATGCCTGAGATCCCTTTCACTTTAACCTGGTTTCCTTGTAGTGTCAAGTCACCCTGATACGAGATCGCGTGGTCTCCTGCTTTGGTTTGCGTAGACTTTGATTCCTTCTCACCTGCTTCGATCGACACATTCTTACCAGCAGCAATCTGAACAGCATTTTCAATAGAATCAGATGCTTGCTTAGTCCACTGGTTGTTGTCCTGACCTAGTGGATTGCCGCCACCACTACCGCCACCTTTTGCCTTAGCACCAGCACCATTAGAAGTGTGCTCGTTGAATGATCCTGAAACTTCAAGGTGGAAGTCACCCATCACTTTCAGATAGTAATCACCCTCAATAGTATGAACATGATTGTTCTTAACATTATGAATAAGGTCGCGACCAATGATTTGTGTTTCGTTACCAGGAATATTTTGGTGCTCGTTACCTAATTTATCTTGGAAACTAGTAACACCACCAGGACCAGAACGAATTCTCTTCTCTTTACCAGGTGTTGCATCATCAATGTCTCTTGCACCATTCAGGAACAACTTGGTTTCCATTACATATGGATTTAACTTCTGGAAGAACTTATCAAAGAAGTTTCCACCACCACCTTCATCACCAAAACTACTGCAATCATCAGAGTCAGAGTTACCACCAGGACCATACAGT